CCAATCGCATTTTTCGTGAAGGCGATGTTATGCGTCGTCATCGGCGAGCTGCCGGTGTATGCGATATACTGCGACCGCATCACGAAGAAGTCTTTGATCTTCCCGACCGTCCCGTCGATCAACGCCCGTAGTCCCGCCTCTCCGGCGGTCTGAAATTCGCTAAAGCGCTCGATTTGGCGCAATTGCGAATAGGTTGCGGCATCCACCAGCAGGTACTTCGGTTCCGACGGCGGCACCTTCGCCGTGAACAAGGCGCTTTCTGCTTGATCGATCACCGCTTCTACGAGCGGTGTACCCGGCGTGCCCACCGGTGTGTTCGCGGTTAGCCCCGCGTAGAGACTTAACAGACTCGTCTCGATGCTCTCGGCTATCGCCACCACCGCCGGCTGCATATAAAGCTGCAACAGGTCCGGCACAGCCAACACTTTGGTCACATCCGGAATCTGGAAAGTGGCTTCGGCGTGCGTGTTCAATACTATTTGCGCATTTCCCAAATTCGGGTTCTGCGGCTGGACCTGCCCGCCTTCTGCTATGTTGTTGGCTACCAGAACCGGAGGGATCGGCACATTCACCGTATCCCCCGCCTGCGCCAATACGGGTTCGTAATCTCGGTTGACCAGGTTACCCATGACTAGGTTCCCGACCAAGGCAGGCAGAGCGTCCGCCGCCACCAGCTTTACAATCGCGCTGGCCACGTTAGCTGAAGTAATTATCGCCATTCATTCTCCTATGTGGAGCAGGCTTTCCGGCCTGTCCTGTGAAATCAGGCATTCCTGCCTGCCCTGCCTTTTTGCTGTGTTGCAAACCAATCTGCGGGTTCGCTCTGCAACGCTTAATTGCTAGACGCCCCGCAAACTCTGCGAAGCCACGCGTAAGATCTCTTTGCGCACCCGTTCCATCTCTTCCGCACTCATGCCCGGCCGGATGCCCTCAAGGTCCACGCTCTCCACGCCCTCTCGTGGCGCCTTGTGCGCCGTCGTGATGCCGGACCCTCCCGCAATCCTCGCCGGCAAGAATTCCGGATTCTCGCCCACAAAACTGGTCAGATATTCCTTGAGCGGTACTTCGCCTTGGTCGCTGTGCGCCAGCAAGCGGCCATCCTCTGCGCGGAAAACGCCGTCTTGTACCGCGCGGTAGGCCAAGTCGATCTTCGCCACTCCTAGGCGTTGCAACTCTGCCCGGATCGCCGAACTTCTTTCGGCATGTTCCGCCGCCTGCCGGCTGCGCTTGCTCTCTTCTTCCACCTCGCTTAGCCGCCGTTCTAATTGCTCGCGGCGCCTGCGTTCCTCCACCAGTTCGGTCTTATAGGCCGGTTCACTCTTAGCCTGTTGCTCTTGAAGGAATTCCTGGATTGCTTGCTTCACGATCGCCTGCACGTCTGTGTCTTCCATTCACGCCTCTCTTCCGCCCCGTCTCGTGGCGCTCAATTTTGCGCGTCAATCTCCTGCCCAATCTGAGTCTTGATCTCCTGACGTACGTCCGACAAGAACTTAAATGCCAGCTTCTTGTATACCTGCTTCTTTAGCGTCTCCGATTCGATCCCCATGCTCAGCAACTTTTGCGCGTCGTCCAGTTCGTTGCTGAAATCGCCGATATCGAACTCGTCCAGCCCTGAAACATCGATGGCAATTTTGTCCATGCGGGCCGCGACGATGGCCCGCAGCACCTGCTTCATCGTTTCCTTCACGGCGTCGCCGTACGCCCGCAGAACTTCCTGGGTAATACTGAAGTCCCGCTGCTTGCTGGCTCCCGATTGATGCTGGCTGGACGATTCCGACCCCGCTGCATGCGTGATCAGATAGCACACCCGGTAGATCTCATCTTTAAGTTGGACGAGGTTGTCGGCGGCGATCTGATACACCTTGCCTTCCGGCTCCGCCCACCCGAACCGGTCCCCTGGCGCCAGTTGGATGAAGTACGACTCGCCCACGATCTGGTTCCACTCCCGGTCCGAGTAGATCACTGGCGAGGCAAACAACCCCATCGTCAACGCCCAGGAAAGCGCATTCGACTTGTTGAAATGTTCCAGTTGCAGCAATGCCGCCTTGTTCATTAGCCAGAGTCCCTCGCTTACTTGCAATGGAAAGATGGGTACTCGGTTCTGGCCGGCCAGCCCGTGCAACCCCTCGTCCACCATCCGCACTTCCTTGTCTTTCAGTTGCTGGTAGACCTGGTAATTCTGCCGGTCGTAATAGATCCATCGCGTTTCGCGAGTCCAGTCGCTCTCCGTGACTTTAGACTTGCGCAGGGATGACGTTCGAATAACGGCCCATTCCAAGCCCCCGCGATCGTCGTAGCTCCAGTTGATAAGTTCCTCCGGCGAGTAGTCCACTAGGTACGCCCGCGAGCGACCCACGGCGTCCTCTTCCGCGCGATTGCTGACCGATAGCGGAACCCGGGGAAAATCGATCACGATGTAGCTCCGGCCTTGTACCAGCGCTTGCACGATCCGCTGCCGGAAGAATTCCGCTAGGCTGGTGCCCTTCAGGTCGCAATCCTCTGCAAAGAGGTTGTAGAAGTCCTTGGCGGCTTCGTCGCCGCCCTCCAATAGCAACGCCGCTTCCCGCCGCATCAGTGTCGCTGCGTACCAATCGATGATGGAACCGATATAGTTTTCATAGAATACCCGGCTCAGCCGCTCGGCATAGATGTCGTTAGGCTCTTTGTGCCGCCGCAACAGATACTCGAAGGCGTTCTCCCGGATCTGCTCGCCTCCGGCGTACAAATCCCGGTACTTCTTCCACATTCCCTTCTTGGCGGCATACTCGGGATGCTCCCGGTCGATGTTTACCATGCGATCCTCAAATCAGCCGTTCCCGTTGCTCGCCGATAGCCGGCTGCGGCCTGCATTCCTGCCACAGCAGGTAGCCCAGTGCGTCCGAGAGATGCGTACGCCGGCGATCCTTCTCTTTGTCGATTGCATTGCTGTCTGCTTTGTACGACACTTGCTCGAAATCCTTGATTAGTTCTTTGCACTTAGAGTCCACAAGTAGGCGTATATCTCCTGCCGCCGTCCGCAGTTTCGCATTCGTCAGCATGATTCGCTCTCGCACGCTGGGATTCGCCTTTGGCACCTTATAGTTGATTCGTGAGCCATAGTTAGACTGAAAGTATTCCCGCACGATCTGGTAATCGGAGGCGCCCGTAGTCTGTTGGCTGTTTCCCGATGCATCGCCGTATATCACGACTCCGCTTGAGTGACTGCGAAACCGCCTTTCAAACTGCTCACATGCTTCGTATGTGCTGGCGTGCCGCATTGCGATTTCATCCAGTACAAACACCGTGCTGCCTTCGATTTGCGCCACAACTGACGACATCGGATCGACGTTGAAATCCAGTGCCCACAGCAGCGGGCAATTTGGGTTGACGTGCAGGCTTTTCACGTGATCGCTACGCGTGAACGAGCTATAGACCAGCCCCCCCTGTAAACTGAGATACTGCCCCAGGACTTCCTGTTGATAAAAGTTCTCATCGTAGCTGCTCTTGAGTCTTTCGTAGAAATCCGGGACCTTGTCCAGCAGAAACCGGTTTTCCTGCGGCTTCGCCATCACTGCTGTGTATCCCGCCACCGGATCCGCGATGAATCTTTGGTAAACCCAGTCGAACCCTTTGGGAGTCCACACGGCGAACCCGCACAGTCGCGTAGCATGCGGGTCCCGCAGCCGGCCTTCCAGCCTGGACCAAGCCCCTTCTGGCGAATATGTCAATTCATCGAGCCCGAACCACGCGAGATTCGTTCCGCGGAGCCGATCGAAATCGTCGACTGGCCGGAAGATAATGCGCGATTGGTTCTCTGTCATCGTCAGCATGTTCTCGGCCTTGTTGTACTTGTGCAAGATTCCTTCGGTCTCCAGAATTTCGAACAGTGTGGTCTGGGTCGCATCCCGTAACATGGAATAAGTGGGTGCGCCGATGAGTCCGAGCCTGCCCTTGTTTACGAAGCTAAGCGCGATCGCCTCCTGGCAGAGCGCCCGGCTCTTTCCCGAGGCAATCGGTCCCGAAAAGCCCTTGAACCGCGACCGGCTGTCGTGAAACGCCTGTTGCGAGGGAAGAGCCTTGTAGGCTATCGCTCGGCGGCAGGCGAGGCCTTCGGAGGATCTACCCATTTGACCGTGACCTCGCGCGGCTCCACAGCATCCAAGTCCTTCTCGATTTGAAGTAGCCGCACTAAGTCCCCTCGGCCGCCCTTCACCTCGTCCGTTTCCAGCTTGGCCTCGATACTCTCAACTGCCTTCTGGACCACCCGTGCTCTGGAGCCCTGTTGCTCTCTCATCCGCAGTACCTTATTCCC